AATATCTGGGATCACCGCCCCGTTTGTCGAAAATTTTAGAACAACAGGTCTGACACTTTAGCACGTTAAAGTGTCAAACTTCACCGCGTTAAAGTGGTAACGTGTGGAAGAATATTGTTAAAAATTTCACGGAGGGGTGTTCGAGAAAGTGTTCGATTATATGTGAACAAAACATGTCACAATTATTAACAAACTATGAACTATAAAAGATCAAGAAATATTCTGATAAGAGGTTAAATTATATCATTGTATATATTCTGATATTTGCTATAATATAATCAGAAAGAGAAAAGAAAACAAAGACGTCAAGGAAAGACTTGAAGAAAGGTAAGAATATGATAAACCAGAAAAACGATTTGAGTATGATCACAAGAAAGCTTGAAACAGAACTCCTAACATTCCATTTTGACGGTCTTGAAATTTCCGAGATTACGACGACTACGTCATGGATGAAATTACATATCAACGTTTTATTTATCAAGGACGATGTGCAGATTACAAAAGTGCTATATAAGGATTATGAAACAGGTTTGTGGTATTATATCAAGGATAATGGTATGATTATATCTCATAAGGACACTTTTAATCACACAATTAAAAATTTGATTGATGACATGATATACGATTGCCATATAGAAATCGAAGAAGTAACAGAAGATCTTGACGAATATGAAGATATTATAGAAAACGAAGATCTTGACGAAATTATTGAGAATGAAAATCTTGACGAAGCCGAAGAAACAAAAACAACTGAAGAAATCCCGAATGATAAAAAGTGTACTTTATCATATTGCTGTCCTGCGGATAGAAAATATAACAGATGTGGTGGGACTCGGACATGTAGAACAACATGGGAACGCTATAAAGCGATTGTCAACCCCGAATGGCATCACGTTAGCTTAGCCACTCTCGCCAACCTCGATTTTGATATGTTAGACGAAAAGCGACAGATTTACTTGTCAGCATACAGAGACTTGAAACAAACACTTTCATACTTGCGAAAATGCAAGACACAAGATACATATGATATATGTTTCATTCGATATACTAGAAGAAAAAATATGTTGTGGGATGAGGGTAAAATATCGGATGCAATGTGGAAATACATAGAAGTAAAGTTATCAATGCAAAATGTCGAAAGTGGCGTGTGGGCTTCAAAATGTGAGGACGCAACAGGACACCACGAATCGCGTAGATACAATAAAAGTAGAGCATGAAGATAATAACAATTATAGCTGTCATAACGGCTTGACGGTGAGAAATGGAGCAAATATGAATCTTTATGGAATTTACAAGCGCAACACAATCGATAACGTACCAGAAATGAACGCATTATTAGATGACACCCGTGATTATTGTCACAGACGCGGTTTGCACTATGTCACATGTGCAGACGTTCCAGGCTATATGAATGAAGGTTGCTCAACCGTACACGCATATAATGGAAAGTATGGAAAAGGCGTAGTTCGCACAAGACCATGCTTCTATAAAGGCAGAAGATCAACAAATTATATGACGATTGAATACTGGGTGTCTCGTGATGGCATCCACAAGAGATTGACAGGAGAAAGTGAGGTATAAGCATGAAGTTATATTTAATTGAGTATTTTGACAAAGCGTTAGACAGGTCGGAATATGTAACAATATTCGGATTCAGTGAATCCGATGTTAGAGAGCAGTTTAGATATAGGATAGGGACTGATAAAATTATAGTATCAGTTGAAGCATTATAAAGAAAGTGAGGATTGACCGTGGATGCATTAACCACAAAACAGAAAAACCAGATGTATGATGAAATTTCAGATTTACTTAGTAGATACGGGAAAAAGACAATTGCGAGACTTATGATAAAAGCATTCGCAACGGAGTTAAAACAGATTAACACATCAAAAGACCTCAACAACATGCAAGTTGTTCTAGTATCCCTTAAACATCTTCTTGAGATCACATTCCCAACCAAATAACAAACAATACAGCCACCATTTGGTGGCTGTATTTATTAAGAACCGAACTTCACGCCATAGCCGTATATAAAAATTTCTTTCGCAATAAGCGGATCATCATTGAAATTATATGTCACATTGGTGCTATGAATATTATTCAATGAAATAGTCTTAGCAGGTGTGGTATCAATAATACAATCTCCAAAAGGTAAAAAAATGAAAGTACCAAATGTACCATCTGTTTTATAAGCCTTGAATGCGAACCCCAGTGGAATGACAATATCATTATCTTGTTTACTAATTGAAATATTGCCAACGTTTCCATGCCAATAATGGTCATCCAGATTGTAAACTACGCTCACAGTGGGGCGATTGTCAATGTATTCACTAGCATATCGCACAATCTTTGTTTTCTGCAATGATGATATATCATGCTCGATACTTTCCCCCCAACTATCCACATATTCCAGAGCATTTACAACCTCATCCTTCAGCTTTCTTACCCCACGCCAAAACGCAAGATTGGAAAATCTTTCTGGAATATTCTTCATCGGTTCAAGATACTTTAATAAATCCATATATAAACACCTCACTTTCTAAAATTATCCATTTTCAGCAACCGCGTAAATGTACATGTCCCACTTAGTCTTATCTGTAATAGGTACGCTATCTGGGCATACACCTAATATTAAAATATCAGATGCAATGCAGAGCTTCGCGGTTGTGCCTGTTGACGGTACTTGTAAACGAACCCCACAATTGATATTTTTCACTAGATCAATTGTTGTTTGATATGAGTACAATTTGCTACTAACTGGTAAGAATGGTATATATGATGTTTGAAATTTAATTTCATCCATTGTATACCCGAACGGTTTCGTCAACTCAAAATCGAAAAATCCATTTCCAGCCGTGAAAGCGTCATCCTTAAAATGTGGGCTATTAGCAACTAAGTCATCATTTGTTGGATAATGGTCGAAAACTCCTTTACAGACTGCAATAAAAGGTAGTTTGCATAGTGTGATCGGTTGTGTGACACGCCCCAACTGAAAATATCGTGGAAGGTGTGTTGTTGTATCCCACCATACAACATTTGGTGAGTATTCCCACATATCAACCGTCGCCGTACCTTTAAAATATAATATTGTTTTCATCCAATTCCACCAATTCGCCCATAAACCAGTAGCAAACTCTTCATCCGTGGCATTATAAATATCAATTGGTGGAATAATGTTTAGATTCTTCAACAAATCTTCCAACTTTTTCACCCTAGCTTCTAACGCTGACATGTCAGCTTGAATTTGAGTAATTGAATTGTTTATATTTTCAATTGATTGCTTAATATTGTTAATTTCAGTTTCAACAGTTGTCAATCTGTTTTCGACATTGTCTAAACGCTGTTCAATATTAGTAATATCTTTTTTGATATTATTTAATTCATTTTCAATATTTTGCAACTGTTCCTCGATATTCGTCACTCTGGTATCAAGAGCCTCATACTTCGCGTATAAGTCTTTTAACGACTCCTCTACACTTTTTGCCCAAGCATTAAATTCATTGTTAAATTCATTCAATGCGTCAATAACGTCATTCAACTTCGCCCAAAGCGCACAAACTTTCTGCAAAAGGCTTAAGCAATCATCAAAAAGTAAAGGAATTGTAAATTGATGATGCCAACAAAAGCCCAAATGCTCTTTGTCAGGCGGATTGATAATAGGTATATTCGCCATAGTTACACCTCACTTTCATAATTCTACTCACATTATAACACAAGTTCCGCTTTCGTCAATCACCTAAATAGCCCTAAAAAATTGTGCTTCAGTCTATCACAAATTTCCGTCTCAAAATCCCAAACCGCTGTCGTGTAGCTCTGTGCATTAGACGCGGCTGTTCCGCTTGACCCCGTGTGAGTTGTGCTATCATCCACATGATTTTTTGATACATTTGTCAGATAGTTGTCATCGAGTAAATCCGTTTGCCCTTGCGGTGTGTCAAGAAACTTGTGCCAATCATCGGAAGTATGAATGTTTTTGCTGTTGTCCGTTTCAAACATATTCTTTGCGTTATACGCTTCAAACCGTGCCTTTAGCTTGATGTTTAATTCTGGCATAATTCGCGCCATATCACCTCGCATGTGCTCACGGAAAAGAAAGTCTGTTTCATAACCAATTTCCCACTCCAGAAAATGACGAATGATCATATCGTTAATAGGCTTTCTAAACTCCTCACTGAAAAGCGGATAATCGTCAAGCCCAAAAGCCGCAAAATCATAATTATCAAACAAGCTTTTGTTCGATTTCCTGTCATTTCCAATTTGCGAATTTTGCAAAATATCATAGACATGGAGCGTATAAGCCGCCCCCACATCATACCAATACTTATCATTGTCCAAAAAATTAGTGTCAATCATTGGAATTGTCATTATCCTCACCCTCACTTTCTTGAGCTTCTAAACCGCTGTTCTTAACTTCCTTCACTGTCTCTCTGTTTGTGCCCATGACACTGAATTGGTCAAGTAAACCAACATCACCAATATTTGAGTCATTAAACGTTGCCTTAACATTTAAGCCAAATTTTTTGTTGCATTGATCACAGAAATTTTGTCTCGCCTGTTCATAGGAATTTCTTAAAACCATTAGTGTTGGGGCGTCTTGCATCACTTCAAGGCTTGAAACCTGTGCAACTTTCGACTGTGTTCGTCCGTTAACACCCAACATAAACATAAAGTCCGACATTAGCATAGATTTCAGTTGTTCCACATTTCCCGCAACAAATGGCGCGGGTGTCTGATATACAATTTGACGTATATCGTCATACTGACTTTTAAGCGGCGACATATCTCTTGTATAGACAACAGGTTTATGACCCGCAATTTGCTCATAGAGATTGGCAAACGTCAGCTCTTGACCATCTGGGGCATTTAAGATGGCGGGCGTGTTCTGTGCTTTTAAATTCACGTTTATGCACCTGTCGCATTCGTAAAGTAACGCGGCATAGTGTCGACATAAACCGTTAATAGAAACAACGTCATAGTCTGTGTAAGGTGACAAGCTAGCCGTCAATGTAGCAACTTCGCTCAAGTCTTTACTAACCGTATTCACGAACGTCTTACATTGATACTTTGTTGCACCGCCATACCACGTCTTAGTACTTGATGCTGTGCAATCTCCGACAACATAAAATCCATCTTCTTTCCAGAGTCCCCCTAACTTACCAAGTACAAAATTTTCATTGAGAATGTTATTGGCATGTCTGTAAACGTCATCGTCATCAAACGGCAACCCCTCAAAAGTCCACGCGTCAACAGCAATCCTACGCAAAAAAGTATAATACAGTCCGATAGTTAAAAGGTTTTCTGTCTGTGTATTCTGATTTTTGGTATTTCTTTTCAAATCACAACACCTCACTTTCTAAATTATACACGGAAATTGGTATATTTATCATTCACCCTCACCCCTCACCCTCACCCCTCAACCCTCAACCTTCTACTTACATTTTACCAGATTGACCGTGATTGTCAATGCTCAATTTTCAGTGGCAAAACATTCGCAAAGTATTTTAAAGACCAATAAGGACAAAACATACTTCTAGCATCAATTCCCCCTATTGGTGGGGGCGGTGTTGTTGGTTGCACAACTTCAGTTGTACCGCTACCTGTTGCACTTCCAGCATTTCCACCAGCCGGATTGACGGGGGCTTTTGAGTCTGTGTCTGAAATTGTACCTTCGCCAATTTGGATAACTCCCGTTTGGGCTTGCATGTCGGCAAATACTCTGTTGTACTGTGTAGTTGTCCAACGATTGCCGTCATTTGCACCCGTTTTAGCGTTTTGACGTGCCATGACCAATTTTATCCAATCACTTTCTGTCTCTTTGCCTGTTGTACCCGTGAAGATATCTTTTACAGCGTCCCAGTATCCACTATCACGAATTGCAATACTTGCGGCAGTTCCCACGGCATACGCTCCAACGTTTGAAACGTCATAGCCTAAATGTTTTTGTATCTCACTTCTAATCAAACTATAATAGTTATTAAACATCGCCCAGTTTTGCATTTTTGAAAATTCGGCTAAGTGGTTGTTTGTATAGTCAATGAAAAGCTGTTTTAAACCGCTGTTGCTGACAAGTTGCTCGTTGCCGACACCCAAATCAATGTATGGTTGAAAGCCACTAAAAAGAGTAGGATAGTGCTGTATACAAAATTGCATAAAAGGCACTAGTCCATAACGGTAATCAAACTGATATCGCCCGTATGCTCTACCCTTATCTCCGTTTATATACCAACCACTAGTGTCAGAATATTCTTTACCAGACTCAAAAACTTGCCAATTTATCCACATTCGAGCGCCTACTTGTTCATCTTCTTTCTTTTCTTCTGGAACAGGTTGTGTCGATTCTGAATTTTGCACAACTATAGCAGTGTGACCAGGCATGTGTAGAATGTCGCCAACTTGCAAGTTATCACCAGTTGTCAAGTATTTACTGTCATACAATATGTCAAATAGCTCTGTATTTTTTAGCTGTTCTAGTTCGTTGTATGTATTCATACTTGTACTTACTAGAATATTGAGACAATTTAATATACATGCAACTAAAGCAGAGCAGTCAGTAGCGCACGGTACTTTAACATCTTTGGGCTTCCACCCAACTTTTCTACACTCATTTGTAAAAGTTTCTCGTCGATGTTGATTGTAACCAACATTTTGATTGTCGCATGATTCTATCATAAGTGTAGCAATTCCACGGGCAACGTCTGGACGGTTGCGAATACGTGCCACCCAGTCCCAACGCCTACCGTCTCCAGTTTGCGGAAACCACCCTGTTACACGGACCTCAAGTCCGTTTTGATCTCCGTCTCTGCCGCCCCATAAATTGCCGTTTTCATCTTTAGACGCTTCTCCAATATATGTTGCCATTTAACCGCCCTCACTTTCTGGAAAATGATTTTCAAGAATTTTGTCTGTGTGTTTATAGTTTCCGATACCGTGCCAAAACCACACACCACTGTCAAGGCGATTTGCCATGTATGCAATTGCGTTTTGCGGTGCGTTTTCCGCGGTGATGATTGCACCGCTTGTGTGTACGTAGTTGACAATTGGTAAAGAATCAATTACAATGTCGGCAAGACTGCCATTGTAGTTGTAGCCGTACATGCAAAAATAGTTGTTAAACTTTTTTATATCTTGCAATGACGGATAATACCACGCAACAGATATCATAGGGAAAAGCGCATTATACATTGCAATTGTGCCTGTTGGGTTGCCAATAGTAAGGTCTGATTCCTCGAATTTTGCACCCAAATTTTCTGCAAAAGTTTCCGCGGCTTGAAGCTCACCTTTAATGTCAAGTGAAAAAAGATTTCCGATTGACGCAACACCAAAATTTCCAAAGTCGCGCATAACACCGCTGTTGTTTAACTGTGTAGTCGAAAGTTGCACACTATCCCACGTACTACTTGCAAGCGAATAGTCGCCATTAGTTCCGTTTCCGTATTGCTCTGGTGTTATAACGATACCGCCCAACTGCGATTGATTAGCCGCCCACTTGAATTTAAATTTTTTGGCAAGTAGTGCAGACTCATCAAAATAACGAAAATCATATTCTTTAGCACTTCCACCGCAATTGACTGTTAACTTGTTAAATTGTGGGGAAGTGTAAAGCTTATTCCACAAAGGTTTTTCAACAAAGGATTGCACCAACTCAACCTCTCCTGTTCTGTTGTCAACCTTATCAAGATTTTCGCCGCTTATGTCAGTGGCAAAAAACTTTGGCACGTGATAAGCTCCGATAATATCCTCTTGTCTACCACATTTTGCATACCGTTTAACCACCTCAAGCGCTTGTGTTCTGGAAAGCTTACTCGTGTTGCTTTGGACTATGCCGCCACATTCGCAAGGATTTACACTAACCAACGAAAAGAAATTGCTGATTTGGCCATAGTCGCCCATGGCGAAATTTGCAATTGCCGCGTAGAAATCACTAGAACGGTTTTCGTAAGTGTCCGTGTTATTAGCGGTCATAAGGTAAACAGAATCGTCATCATCTTTTGAAAAACCGTATTCAGTTCTTGCAATTTCCCACCTATCAACTTGCGTTGGCTCTGGAAAGAAGTTCGCGAAAAGTCCGTCACTTGCTGGGTGCTGTCTCATGACCGGGGACGGATGGAAGGTGAATTTGTCGATGTAGGTAGCCCAGTAGTCAACAGATGTATTTACATATGTCAATTTATTGTTTACGTACTGATAATCAATGATATATGCAAATTCAAGTCTTGATTCATTTTGATATGCCATGTAGTTATAGCGTTTAATTTCATCTGCTCGCACAGGACAACGAAACGTCTGCCCCTGTCTTTCCCACGTTACATTATCGTAGCGTTTATATGAAAGAACGTTGAGAAGTTCTTTTAAAAACCCCTCAACGTTTCTTTCTGTTGGGATTAACAAATGCTTACCGCTGTCGTCGAATGGCGAGTCAAAAAGGTATACAGTTGTCATAAAATCCCCCCTTTATTTATGCCTGTTTACAAATCGCAACAGCATTTCCCCACGGTCTAATGCCGTATGTCTGCCAAACGTTCAAGTACTGATTCTGATACATTCCCGCGGCATTGTAGAAGTCACCACTTGTACTTAAGTTGTCGCGGTACTCGAAAGTATTAACATCCGCTAATACGGCTAAAATATTCTGATCGTCTGTAATGGTTTTCCAGTACTTTGTCACAGGATCAATTTCAGATTCAAAATCTAAGTAGCTGAAGTCTGGGAAAGGTGTCACACGTCCAACCAAGTCAGCTTTGCTCATGTTGAAAGCACCCGCTAATGTCTCAACGTTGCAGTTAACTAAAACGTCACTTCTTACAAACAAATAGAGATTTTCAGATGGTGTCCATGTAATAGCAGGTGTTGCATCTGCAATTCCCTGTGCGGTCGCGTATGCTTGATAATTGTTGAAGTTGCTACTTGCGTGAGTGATATCAAGTGCAATTTTCTGAATTGTCTTGATAAATGTAACAGATGAATTTGCAGGGTCATTATCGTCCCATGCAATTTCTTTCTTGATCACAACACCCTTTTTTACAGAAGTCTGGATTAACTTCTTGATGAGGTTTTCTTCCTCGATTTCATTACCGCTGAAAAGACTTGTTACCATGCCTGTTACCATACTATCGAGCTGTTCCCATGATGTAAATGCACCTTCCATAAGTTCACGAGGAATTGTTACCGGAAACTGTCGTCTACGATTCTGTCGGAAATAACAAGTTTTAACGTCTGGTTTTGTAACTTGTAAAAGCGTTGCTCCAAGAGAAATGTCATAATCACGCCCCATGGCAGGATTGACGTAGTTCATTTCCATATCAGTTCCAAGTGGAAAACCTTCCTTTTTTAACATTTCATACTGATTGGTATACATCTTAGATTCCACAGACTGAATGACGATCTTGTTTACAACATAATGCAGAAATTCGTTCATAAATGGTGCATACTTTACGATTGGTGTCATTGCGTGAGAAATTGACGTTGCCACGGTAACTTCGCCTGTTGCCCTCATGTATTCGTTTGAGGAATTCTTTCTCGCATCGTTAAAAAGATTGACACCGCGCTGTGCGCTTGACAGCGGTTTTGTTGTTTTTGCCATAATTTTCTACCTCACTTTCTATAACATTAACTATAATAGCTTAAAATATCATCGGTTGTGACTTCCTCTTTTTCTTCTTCCTCATCCTCTTTAAGTTTTGGAGACGGAGAAATGGTAGTTGTGACACGGTTGAACAGCTCTAAGTTTTGTTTACTAAGTCTGTCGTTTTCCGTTTTCAGTGTTGCGTTTTCTGTTGCAATTGCCTTTTCCGCTTCATTTGAAGCTTTTGCCATGTCTAGCACATCTACAACGATTCTTCGCATTTCATCAACCGTCATGCCGTCTGGAATGTTTAAAGTAGTTACCATCTTTTCAATATCAATCATGCTTTCGCCCCCTCATAGTTAATATTAGCAAAGTGGAAACTGTGTTCCCATTCATATTCTGCGATTCTGCCTAGTTCGATAGTATGCCCCTCTTTTGGCATGTGCAGAAAGAAACCATAGCCAATGTCAATTCCAACATGTCTACCTTTACCGCCAAAAGATGAATACAATCCGTTTCCTTCTGTTCCTAGAAGCGGTGTAGTCTTTTCTGCTCCGTCATGATAGTGTCCAGTGCTATAATTTTGCACACCTACAACGGCGGAGACAAAACCGCTACAATCATATCCGATTTTGCCACGTGAGAAAGCTTTATAAGCGGCTAACTCTTGCGTTGTATACTTTGAAAAATATGCAGGTTCAAGACTGATAAGCGTGTTCATCACTTCATCGGTTAGGACTTGCCCTTTTGCACCGTAAAAATATGCGTATTCATCACGGTGATAAAACATAAATAACGCTTTTTTGATAACTTCATAATATGTCATTCTTTTACACCACCTTCCAACTCTGTTTTAATCTCTGATATCATTTCCCTAAGGGAGTTGATTGCATTTGTAAGCTCTTTTGTTTCCTCTTTGTGAACGTCTGTTTGGTACTTGATATAGTAACAAAGAATTAACGTCATGCAAATAGGAAAGCCGACACTTGTAATCATTTGCGTAACTGCGCTAATATCCATCTTGCACCTCACTTTCTAAAAGGTGGGCGTGTCTCCACGCCCGTGCTGACAGTTTGCACAACTACCCCGCTCTTCACGGTCTGTCTGGTAGCCCCACTTTCATTTTATCATAGGTTTAATTTTTGTCAATAAGTATTCGTTTTATTAAGTCATTGAATTTTTCAGATGCTGCTTTGGAGCTTGCGCAAATTTGAGAAGTGCGTTTGTAGTATAGTAGCCACTGTATAATTTTCTGTGTTGATGGTAAATATAGCTCGTTTGTTTGTAAGATTGTTTTTGCTTTGTATTTACCGTCTATAATTGTCAATGGAACACCTTGCTTTGTTGGCAAAATTATAGTTATCGCAAAGTCAGTAATATAAATTCTGTTGTTTTGTGTAGACATTTCACCATACCACCGCCATGGTAAGTGATTATAAAGTTCGGGGTATATATCCTCTTGCCATGTGCCATTGATTGTCATGTCATTTGTTTGCGACTCGTAAACGGCTAAATGTTTTGACACGTGTGCTTTTTTTGGCGGTTCGGTATACAGAACACAAATTTTCAGTGCATCGCCATCCTCAAGTTTACGATTGAAAATGTAAACTTTTCCCTGTTCTAGTTTACGTGCATCAATGTTGTAATAATCAAACAGAGGGCTTTTGGGGTTGATACTGTTTGCACATGCTACAATTTTAACGTCTTTTCGTCTACGGACTATGGTTGAAAGTTGCTGACTGTACCCCTTTAAAAACTCATTTCTTGAAAGTGGTATGATTGTTGTTGTGTCAACATCTTCGATAAATTCGTCTAAAAATATAGTTTTAACTGAATCGTAGCCGTTACCCTTATATTTCATCCAGGATGCTATTGATGAGCTATAGCCACATGGCGAATATATCCATTTATTATTTCTTCCTAACTCTTGTTTTCTATACACACCGCTATAGTAATTTAAGTTTGCTTCTTCTTTCCATAATGTTTTTTCAACATATGGCTTGATGTTGGAGACAGCGCCCCACGCTCTACCGCGAATCAGATAATCTTCACGTGTACGCATGTATACAAATTGCGCACCCGTAGCATTATAGTCGTCAAACAAACCCTTAAAAACAGAGTATGTTTTACCCGCGGAACGCTCACCAAAGACAATATAAACATCAGCGTTTAAAGTATATAGTGATGGGATATTTATGTAGGTTTCGTCACCTACTGTTATATAAAGATTTTCAATTTCCATGTTATTCTCCTATCTTTTCTAATATTATTGGTGATAAATGTTTGGTTTTTACCGTAAACTTTTCTAAACGTTTACTTATATCTATATCTGTATTTTCTTTCTTTCCGTCTTTCGTTATTATTGTCGGCTTGATGCTATAAACGTCTATTCCAATCAACGCTCCATATTCAGGTGAGATTGACAGTGTGTAAGTGGTATCTTCTATCCAGGTGCCGCCATTGTCGTAAGTTTCGATTGCGTTTGTAGTTGGGTGTGAAATTGTCCGCCCCGACACATCTTTGTCAAAAGTTGTAAAAATTTCAAAATCTTCAATTGATGAAAGATAATTTACAGCTTTCTTTGAGAGTCCCGACACAGTCATATACAATTTGTTATCAGTATCTTGATATATATATTTCTTAGCGCCAAAAGTCTTAAATTTCAACCATGCACCAGTGTCTTCGGTTTCCCAGTCAAAAACTCCTAAATCTGGTAGTTTGTAATCTAAACCATATCGTTTTATAGCTAAGTCGATTTTATATTTTGCATATTCGTTATATCCGTTTATTACTTCCAAGCATTCTTCTCGATTGATAACTTTCGCGCTGTCTGTATCACAGTAGAGCACATTTCTATCAATCTTTGACACTATATCATGCATTAAATGATAGCGTGTCCACGCGGGTATAAAAACACCAATTTGATAAGGTAAAAAACTTCTAAACGATTTATAAAATTTCTCAAGTTGCACGGAAATTTCCTCTTTATTGGTGATTGCGCAATGCTCTAAAGTCCATTCTGTGCCGTCAAGTGTAACAACATCATGAATGGGATCTTGAACAAACATGCCATAAAAAGAGTTTACACGGTTTTTTGCTTTTGCATAGTTTAATTCTTCACCTTTTACATGCTTTAAACTCTGTTTGTTGTTGTAATACTTTAGCATTGTGCAAACAATGCCAGATGGTAAATAGTCAGCTCTACAATAGTAACATTCATCTACTCGGATTGCATCAATCTTGTACATGCGCAAAATAATAGCAAGATCAAGGCTAGTACATGTCGTCTTTATCATTTCAGCTTTGAATATTCTACCATTATCCAAAACGCTATCACTTGACACTTCGCAATGTGATGATGATAAATATGTCATTGTACCTTTTGCGCGAACGTTTTTTGCTGTAATTGTACAGATGAAAAGATAATTGTCTGTGTTGAGTAAGCGTTTTAAGTCGTAAATATTCGCGTTTGGTAAACGCTTGAGAGGTGCAACAGGAAATTTTTCTGTCGCTATGGCGAACGGATACGCGCTACCAAAATCGTAGCTATCCACATTTTCCATTATTTGCCCCGCGTACATATAGTTAGCGTGAGTGTAGCCGCCCATAAAAGCTTTCCGACATATTACATACCTATCATAGTCAAGTGAGGTGTTGCGAAACATCTTCATCCACTTTGCATCTTTTTTCATAATGGCGCGAAGTTCGTCACGCAAGAAACCAGTATTTGTATATGGAAATTCATAAAACGGTTTATTTTCCTGTTCTTCCAGTTGGTGAATTTTCGCTACCATAATTTCAACGTCTCGATATGTGTAACGTTCCTTATCTTGCGGCAACTTCTCCCCTGGTTTTACGATATCTTTGTAGTTCATTTCAAGCTTTTCAAGTCCTACATCTTTACCGCAAGCCGCAAGACCTTTATTAGTTAACTTATAGCTGCATCGAAACTCTAAAACATCATCTATAATAAGATATAGCGGTTCGTGAGTATCCATGTAGAAGCCGCCTGTCATGGTGTGTCCTTCTAAGTTCCTAATTATAGCTTCCATTTCATATGATAAGTTATGCACATAAACAATGATACGGTTCTCGCCTTGAGTTGCAAATGTTTGATATTGGCTATGCAAGTAATCATATAAATTTGACCATGATGAGCATGTGTTATAGTTATAGTCACTATCCATCACTGACCAATGCCATGTATAGATTATGTCACAATCTTCTGTTATGTGTTCGTGAGTCGTTTCAATGTCAAAACAAAGAAACTTTTTACAATATGAAATTTTTTCTTTTCGTTTTGCCATTGTCTACACCTCTCTTAAATGTCGTCAAAATCTTGATCAAGAGATAACCACTCTCCGGAACTACCTTCACGTTGTACATCTAAAAACCATGCATCAAGGTCAACATCTTCTGGATTCATTGCCACTAAACCATCGAAACCACTACCTAGTGTATTTCCAGCCCAGTTAGCATAAGCAAGTAGCTGTTCACTATCATACTGCTCACCCTCATGAGCTGATTGCCAGGCACCCATATATGTTGTCATTTTCTTCCAATCTTCAAAAGTTAGGTTTTTGAGTTTTGGGTGATTCTCTATCATTTTCTGGTATGCTTTATTTTGTAGCTGTCTATATCCCGTGTAAGTGGATTGTTTAGCATTTAATATCTCGATAGCGGTTGATACTTTTTTCTGAATTGCTTGCAAGGATAAACCTTGATACTTAATGTCAAACCCTTTATATCTATCATAGATAGGATTTATTTCCCCAGTATAACGTTTACCGCGTTCACTGAAATATTCTCTAAGGGTTGCAAGTCTGGTTTGTGCTCTTTTACCTAGAGTTCTAAGCAACAGAAGTGATTCATCTTTTGTGTAGTGTTTCTTGAGCAAGACATACTTTCCATTAGACACGTCATATAAAATCCCTTTTGCGCGTTGGACTTCGCCAACACGCTCTTTTTGCTTACTTGCCATACTCCTCTACCTCTCTTTCTGTAAAAGGCTCGATGTAGCCGCTTGCGATTGCGCTTTGAATCATTTCATCGGCTGTCATGTGATAGAGTGGAGCGTATACTTCGAGTGATTCTCTAACTTCTCTGTAATACTTGAGTCTCAAAACAGGTGTTTTAATATCATCAAGTGCTCTCAAGACAATAGCGTGTTGAAGTTCTAATAATTGGCTTTCTAAATACATATATTTGTTACCTCACTTTCGTTTTTCTTTTATTTTAACATGTAGATGTGAACAAATATAAGACATTTTGTTAATAAATTGTTAACATTTTATGAATTAAAAAGGGGACTTTCCAGTCCCCTAGTAGATGCAAAAAACGAACAAACTTGATTAGTTTCCGTTCTATTATTTGGTTGTCAACCGCACTGTTGACCGTTGCCGCGTTTAAAAGCTTCTTACCATGATTTTAAAGAATGTCTGTCCAGAGTTCCTTGAAATACCTGTTGTACATTCAATGATAAAATCATGCCCATCTGCAATACTATCTGTTAACAAATCAGCAATTTTTTCAATTTCACGCTGTACACCTGTTGCATAGATACCGAATCCTTCTTCTGTCTCGATACATAAGTAATAGGTTACTTTGAAAGTATCTTCGTCTGTACCCATCACAATTCCTAAGAGCTTTCCAGATGGTTTCGCATCCTTCGCAAGTGCGGTTGTACCGTTAATTTTTACAAGCTTTACACATTTTTCGTCTCCAGATACAAGTTCAAATTTCTTCATAATTTTAAATCTCCTTTTTGTGTTATTTGTTTGAAGTGTAATATTAGTAATATCAGCCGTTTATATTATAGTGTGTTGTGTTATGATCTACGGTGGTATACCAGATACATAAAAATTATAATCTGTCTCGTAACGTGTAAAAGTTACGATAGTGTGTTTTATCGCCATTGTTAAAAGTAAAAGTGTAGTAGACAACTTTCTCTGTTTCCACTCTTTGTAGCTCTCCTCTGATTTGATTCGTAAAGTACCCCATACAGAGTAGAGAGGAATCGAGATCGTAAAAATTAACTGTTCCATCTGATAAAGTCTCCTTTATGGTGGTGCGCTTGTCAACAAAGTTTATTCGAGTAGAATTTGGAATGTTGATTCTTTTAATCGGTTTAACCTTCATGTTCTTCCCCCTCTAATTCAAAGAGTGTAAAACGCACCGCGTCTTCAATTTCTTCAAGATCTAAAATGTCTATAAGATCTTCACCCTCATTATTGATTATTGCCAAACATTTTACCATCCCAACTCTAGCGTCTTTCCAGCCTGGTTTAATTGTTGTAAAGTCGCCCTCGCAAATGTTTGAAATAACAAAACGGTTAAAATTATAGAGTCCAATACTTACCGCGTTAGCGGCAATTTTCTTCATCATCTTTTTAACATCTTCGCTTTCAACTTCCGACGCATTTTTCCCACTCTTGATATTTTTCCCAGCTAATAAAATTAACTCTCTCTTTTCATTAAATGTCATTGTTTCAATCCTCACTTTCTTGATTTGCGTTTGATGTTTGTTTCTTTCTTGTTACATCTATATAGTACCATGGTTTGATTTTTTGTCTACTGATATTTTTTAATTTCATGTGTAGATGTTATTGATTCTTTTTAATTCATATGTTGTTAATAATTGTGACATGTTTTGTTCACATATAATCGAACACTTTCTCGAACACCCCTCCGTGAAATTTTTAACAATATTCTTCCACACGTTACCACTTTAACGCGGTGAAGTTTGACACTTTAACGTGCTAAAGTGTCAGACCTGTTGTTCTAAAATTTTCGACAAACGGGGCGGTGATCCCAGATATT